ATGTGGGGGATTCCTCTTAAGGAAGTCGTCACATCCGAAAGACAAGGTGGAAAAGGCGGTGGTGGTGGGCAAACTACCGAAGTTTACACTTATTTTCTGACAGCCGCTTATCCAATTGCTAGAAAAATTGGCTCTGTTAGACGGGTTTGGATGAATAGCGTCCTTGTTTACAATTCTGAAACCAATGACGAAAGAAGCCTAAAATTTATTGAACATACAACTATTTATACTGGCAATCAAACTACACCATCGTCAGTAATTCAGTCAAAAGAATCTAATCCAGTACCTGCTTTTACTGGAATGTCTTTTTTAGTTTTTAATAATTATCCGATTGCTAATTATGACGGCACTGGATTTCCTACTATTGATATTGAAGTGATTGGAGAAAGTGGAAACAATCCAAAAATAAAAGATATTTTGAAAACTATTTGTAAATTAGCTGGTAGAACAGACGATCAAATTGATGTGACTGACATTCCTGATGATTACCGAATTCAAGGATTTGATTTATTGTTTGATGGGACATCTTTTGCTGATCAGTTAGAAGAACTTATGAGAGCTTTTTTTATTGTGGCAAGGGAGCCAAAAGATAAAATCATTTTTAAAAGACAAGAACAATCATCTGATCCTATTTTTATCCCTAAAAGCTCTTTTGGGTCTAAAAAATTTGGAGAAAATCCTATTGACATTAATGAGAAAAAACTGACTCATTTTAGAGAAACTCCTAGTGCCGTTACAGTATCTGGACTAAATTTTTTAAAAAATTATGAAACTATTACCGTAGTAGCTAAAGACCCATCAGATACTCACACAAACGAGCTTAGTTTTCAAACTAAGCTAATAGATATAGATATGTTTTTTATGAATACCGCCTCAAGAATTCTTTTTTTAGGGAAAACGCAATCAAAAACTTTCTCAAAAATGTTTTTATTACCAGCATGGGAAAATTTAAAGGTTGGGGATGTAATTTTTACTAATGATAATAACAATTATCATCAAGAATTGATGCAAATTACAAAGAAAGTAAGAGGAGTAAATTATTTAATCGAAATTGAAGCTACTCGATTTCAAGGAGTAGGATATTTGCCAGATATTCCTATAGATAACGAATTTCCGCCAGACAATAACACTCCTCGTCCCTACGGACGCGCTAACGCTATTCCTATTGAATGCCCAATAGTTAATAGCCGAGATAAGGACATAGGAATTTATGTGGCAATTGAAGGTAACTCTGGTTTTACCAGAGGAGCCTTATTTTATTCCGATGACAACGGATTAAGCTATGATTTTGCTGTTGGCAATGTTGTCAACAGCGTAACTGGTACTGTATTAAGCTTCTCCCCAAATTTTAACAACGCTTCTCCTAGTTTTATTGACGATTTAAATTGGATACGAGTAAGCATGAATTCAGGGCAATTAGAGCCAGTTACCCTTGAAACATTTCTATCAGGCAAACAATTAGGTTGGTTTTCTACTGGAGAAATTATAGCGTTTAAAAATGCTGTTATTGTGTCCAACAATCCCTTGACATTTGATATTTCATATACAATTCGTGGAGTCAAAGGAACTGAACCAGCTATCTCTAGGCATATAATAGGAGAAAAATTTGTGTTACTAACTAATTATTTAGTTCGATTCCCCTTAAATCTTTCTGATATTAATCGAGAATATTTATTAAAAGTAGTTCCTAATGGATTACTTGAAACTGATATAGAGGAGGAAGTCTCTCACACAATCACCTTAGAAGGATTGAAGCCTTTCCCTTGTGCTGTAAGAGGGGAAAAAGGTAATAACGATTTAATTATTACTTGGTATCGACGGACGCGGTTAAATGGTCGTTGGATCGACTATATCGATATTGCTTACGCATCGGGAGAGTTGGACGGCTATGTAGTCAGAATTTACGACGAGTCCACAGTAAAACGAGAATGGTCAGTATCGTCAGCCCGAAGCGTCGTTTACACAGAGGCACAACAAATAGCCGATTGGGGGTCAGTCCAATCAGCTTACACAGTACGGGTTTTTCAAAATTCAGGTTATCCAGTACCTTTTAAAGAATCACTAGCAACGATCGTCTAAGCAGATAGCAGTATTTAATTTAAATATGCTAAGTATATCTACTGTTCTTTTGTAATTCGATTGTTAATAACCTTATTAACAATCGAAACCTTTACCCTGACTAGGTTTCAAGGTTTGTTGATACCGTTGATGCTTTATGAAGAAAAAAAAGAAAAGAAGATATAATAAATTGAAATCGGATATTTAAGGGATAAAACGATGCTTAGAAGAGTACAACAATTTTTAGACTCTGGCGATAGTGATAAAGCTAGAGAAGAAATTGATAGAGCTTTCGGCAATCTGAGAAAGGTAGATAGTCATGTTAGAGAGTTTGCCGCTCTGTTGGCACTGGGATCGATCGAAGCTTCAGAAATCGGCTTAGGAGTATTGGGACGTAAGCTTCTACAGAATGACAGCGAGATTAATAATGAGGTTATTTGGTTATTTATTGCGTCAATTTTATCTCGCAATAGTATTCCCGCTGATAGTCCATCTAGAATCAGCCTACTTGTTCTTACCGCTTCTGTCAATAGTTGGGAATTACCAATTTTTGCGCTTCTTGCCCCTGCCCTCGACGCTTTTTTTAAAGTTAGTCTTGCGGACGGAACCCCTTTAATTGCCGAACAAACTCTTGATTTTTTGACCACTTGGGGAAGAATTTATGCTAAAGCACCTCATGTCAAAACGCAGCTTCAAGAACTTCAATCTCTTAGTAATAATCTATTAGAGCAAGTAGATGACTCAGAGTTAAAAGCTGAATGGTCAGAGGGAATTAATATATTTTTTGAAGAAGCCAGTACAACCAAATATTCAGATAGTAATGTTTTTTTCTGATAGTGGAGAATTGATTAAAAAAATTTATTCGTTTTTGGATCGTGAAAAGTTAGAAGAAGTTTACACAATAGAGGAGGATTGATTATGTCTTGGTTAGATAGATTAAAACAAGAGAAAACGGAGCTTGAAGAAAAGCTAACTGCTTTAAACAAGGCGTTGGAATCGCCACATGAAAGCATTTCATTAGAGCAACTAGCTCTTTTGGAACAGCAATCAGAGGCAATGCAAACGTATTTAGATATTTTGGTAAAGCGTTTATCGTTAATAGAAAGCGCCAATTCAAAAATGAAGTGCAAGATCGAAAAAACTAGATGATATCCACCCCAGAATTCGCACTAAAGCAGCCTTCGCTTTGGCTAAGATTGGCTCAGAAACAGCGATTCCTGGGTTACTCAAGGCTTTATCTGATGCAGAAGATAGCGTTCGTTTCAGTGCCACCGATGCAATCGGTAAAATTGGTTCTCGTTATGCCTTAACCTAAAATGGCAATCAGTCCTGACAATTTACCGTGTGATTGGCTCATTGCCGACAGCAGAAATTGATCAAGCATTAAAACACACTCTAGGCTTGTAGCGATCGCTATTTCCCCTTATCCTAAATTTTCGATAAACGAACTAGACAATAAGAGGGGTAAAAAAATAATACCGGGAGAGTGGTAACAACATCAACAAAGCCTGAAACCTATATATATCAAGGATTCCATTGTTAATATCTTTATCTACAATCTATTAACGATAATAACTTAGTTCTTTTGTACTATTATCTTTTTGTAAGTTTTTTGCAAGTTTTTTTTAAAAAATGCTTGACAATTCTAGCAATTTACTATAAGATTGTATTAATCAAATTTTAGAGGAGAGATGCTTATCACCCATATCTCGGTAGAATACACTCAAAAAGTCAACCTTGGTAATTTTGAGTCCGTGAGTATCTCCCTAAATATTCACGGAAAACCAGAGGACGGCGAAGATCCTGACGCTTGCTATGAATTTCTTTTAAATCAAGCACAGCAAGTGGTTATGTCGAAACTTCTGAAAGTAACAGAGGCTCATGATGTCACTTGCCCAAGTGTGGTCAAGTATTTTACTGGTAAAGAAATAGAGGAATTTCCTTCCTCTTATAGATTTAGCGACCCTAGCAACCTTCCTTTTTAGAAGTAAAAACAATGCCTATAAAATCCTTGACAACAAGACAAGCCCGGTTCCTTAGACTGGGTATAATTCGCAAAGGGGGAGAAAAAAAAGAAAACCCTAAAAGACCTGGCACTCTAATAAGCGGAGATGATTTAGAATATTTTCGCATTGATTCTGATATTCAAGGAATCAACGAAAAATTTACCGCTATTTACGGGAAAGAACCAAAGCAATTAGATTGCTTGTTACCTTTTCCTTATACAGACCAAGTATTTCCTTGTTGGATGGAACAGTGGAATGATAAAGATTTAAAAACCTCTGGGTTAATGATTCGGTGCGACGAGGAAAAGCAACATATCTACCAACAAGCTGGCAAAATGATTGCCACTAATCCTATCCCGTGCAAACGACAACAAAATCCTGACGGAAGCTATTCAGGGTGTAAATGCAAGCAAGTCGGTCGATTACAGGTTGTCTTGCCTAAATTAGGTGAACTAGGATACTTTGAAGTCGAAACCCATTCAAAGTGGGATATTATCGGACTAACAGAGCAACTACTAGCTATTGAAACATCGGCTGGTAGTTTGATTGGTATCCCTTTTCTATTAGAACGCGGGTCAAGAGAGCTATCTTATCCCTTACCAGACGGAAAAAGGGGACGAAAGACGTTTAGTCTTTTATCAATCCGTGTTCACCCTAGCAGAGCGTCTCAAGTTCTAGAAGTCATTGAAACAAAAGCCTTTCAACAATTTACGGGAAATGTAGAACCTGTCAGAACTCTAACTCCTGCGTCAACGGGAAACGTAAAAATGTTCAACCCTTCGCAATCACTGTCAGAGGATCGCAAGCAGGCTGGAATTACTTGGGCTGTAAATCAAGGATTACCTCAACCAGAAGCTTTGCAAATCGCCCAACAAGCAACCTCTGAAAAAGAATTGGCCGACCTCCTAAAAAAAGCTATAGACGCAAGGCTAAAGCCAGTAATAGAAGTTCGCAGTGAAAATATTGATCCTGGTGAACTTCTCAGTGAAGATTTTTAATAGTTAGTTGTCAGTTATCAGCAACCTATAAAGACCTGAAAAGCTAAAAAATCTAAAAATGGGAATTAAGGAGTATTAAATGAATCTGAATCTCTTAAGTCGTGATTGGTGGGATGAACTGACTTCCCAGCAAATACAAGAAATCTTAGTTGAAAGCAGCAAAAACCAATGGAAAGTTTTAAGTACAGGGCAAGTCGAAAATATTTGCTTGCATGGATTGGTAGCTAACCTAGTTTTTAGTGTAGGTATTGATCAAGTACAGCAATTAAGGGCAGATTTTGAGATTACTTGCGATTCTGGCAAGACTAAAAAAGTAATCAAGATTAATCTGACATTTGTAGATTTCAATTCTACGAACTTGCTATTTGAAACATTAACAAGTTTATCGGAATCAAATAATCCGTATATATGGATTAAAGGTAAGGCGATTAATTTTCCAGAAATTACGATTTTTGTTAACGAATGGGGAAAACGCTATGAAGACCTAAAAATGTCTTAAAAGTAAAAACCAACAAACACAACCGAGGAGTAAACCAATGACACATCAAGAAGAATTAATGAAAGATTGGAGTTTAGAACGACGAGTTAAAGCTTTATCTGTCGTGGCTCCTAATTTACGTCTTTTTATGAAATATAACCCAGAACAGTTAATGGCATTAAGGCACAGCAACCAAGATGCTTTTGACCTTTTTGCGTCAATAATGATGGATCAAGCAGATGAAACAATAAAAAAAAGGACAGTTCATAAATGCTAATAGTTTAATTTTGGCTATCAGCTATCAGTAAAAACTAGCACAATTTGGGAGTAAAACAGTGAACGTCAACCCGTATTTCAAAGAGCGGCTGTATAAGCTTATGATTAGAAATAAATATCTCGAATTATCTCTTGACTCAAAAAATTGGATTGATGATTTATTAAAAAAATCTCAAACTAGCCAAATAACTAACAAGATATTAATCTGGTGGTGGGAAGGGGATATACAAAAAGGATACATCTATCTGTACTTATTCGATGATAAATGGAATCTCTCTTTTATTAATCGGTTTAAATTTTGGGTTATAACTATTCTTATGCCTATATGTACAGGAGTTGCTATTCCTTCTCCTCTTAAAAAAGATTTTGATCTTTTCAGAGAAGCTTTAACACTAGCGTCGATTTTTCTAGCAGAAAAAAGCTGGTATGAAGAAATAACCGACAATACAACTAAGGAGTAAAAAAATGAAAAGCCTGACCTATCGAGTGCTAATCAACTTAAGCTACGCTGAGTTGCCAACAGAAGCCAAGCAATATGTCGATCGCTTAGTTCTTAAAACATCAAAAAACCCCTTTGCATCAAAACTACTAGAAGGAGTTTATGAAAGCGTAATCAAAGCAGATGACAATGATATAGAATGTCTTTTAAGCAGTGCATTTATTGACGCTGATTCAAATAGGAAAGTAGGATGTTTTTGGCGTTTTAAAACTGCTATATTCCAGTTTATCTTTTCGATTTTAACAGGTGTAGCAATACCTAATCTTCTCAAGAAAAACTATTGTCTTTTTCTACAATCTCTTGTTATAGCTAGTTACCTTGTAGAAAAGGGTTATGTCATTCTCCCATTGCTTGGGATACGAATAAAGCAAGAAACAACTAAAAATAATCACAACTGAGGAGTAACAAAATGAGCGCAAAATCAAGAGACAAAATCAGAACTTATGGGTCTGCAAGAGGAGAGTTAATCGTAGTCGATCCCCAGCTAATTTCTTTTAGATTAGCCAACGGCGACTTTATCGGGCCAAGAATAGGTCTTTATGACGACGGCAAAATGCACGTCTTGCCTGATGAAACTCTTTTAACCTTTAGCCTCGATTTAATCGAGGCTATCTCAGGGGAAAACGGATGGAATACCCGCGTTACCTACGACTTGGAATTAATTCAAGAACTAGCCGATAAGATACTGGCATCAGGCGTAATCTATCAACCTTTACACTTGATTGCGGACGGTGATCGATTGTTCCCCATGGACGGCCATCGCCGCGTTTTAGCTTGGCTATTTTTAGTATCTCAGGAAATTGTTGTCCCTAATGTTTCGGCAATTATTAAGCCTCTAACTGGAGGCTTGACTGTCCGCGATCTGGAATAT